ATTTTTTCTAGGTCTTCAACATTACCCCTAGCGTTCTCTAGCTGTTGCTGAGCTAAGTCTCTGTCGAATAAATCTGTATGGTCTAACTCCAATAAGAACCCTTCGTTCCTGTCGTAAAGCTCTTGAGCATTCTTAGGTTTCCCGTGCAGCTCTGTGCGTAAAGATACGGCTTTTTTACTAACCGCTCTAAACAGAGCCGTAAGTCCCTCAGTGCTCCTTAAGCCGTCAAACAATTTACGCGCAGACATTGCCGCTTGGTCTCCGGTAGTCTTTAAGAAAGTTTCAGCGTTCGATTCTACGACCGCTTCCACAACTCCTTGAAGGTCTAGAGTTGTTTGAAGAGCGTCTTCCCCTCCTTTAATAATGTCTTTGGCGATTTGCTTTTTAGTTGCCAAAGAACCAGAGACGCTTGGAATATCCATGTCTCCGTATTCAGTGAGAAACTCATCTACCTGAGCTTCTGTCATTCCGTCCACGTCCTTTTCTTTTGCGACCTTTCCGTTTATTTGTATAGGTGCTGCCTTTTTCTTTGGCGGCTTTTCACCACCGCCTAAAGGAAGTTCGTCAACTTCGGTCTTAAACGGTAACTCTTCAGTTTTGAAGGGGGCAGGAAGGGAGCCATTCTCTCGGAGAATCTTTTCTCGCGCTATGGTAGCATTGAGGTCCGTCATGTCTTTTACGGCGTCCTTGTCGCTTGTAACGTCCGCTATAAATTCCCTCTCAGCAGTTTCAATAGCTTCTTCTTCAGGCGTTCCTTTTGAGACTAGCTCGTTTTTACGTCGAAACTTTTTTATGCCTTTAGATATAATTCCGATAGCGCCACCCGCAATACCACCAACAAACAAACCCTCAATAGAGTTTTTTAACCTCTCTTCGTATTCGTTGTTGTCCTGCTCAGGGTCATACGACAAATACTTTAACAACTCGCTGTCAGCGCCCCACTCTGTAAGAATGTTTGAAAGGCGTGCTTCTTGCCCTTTAAAGGCCACAAAATCTGACACAGCCCCTGCGTAACCAAATACCGCCGCTCTACGGGCTGCTGGCTTCATCTTAGCAAGCTTTTGCATAGTGGCCGCACCTAGCGTCCTGTTGCCCTTAGCGACTGAAGATACGCCTTCTAGTTGCTGCGCCTTCTTAGCCCCCTTGGCGGCTTTGGCGGTCTTTGCCATTTTAGCCACCTTACCAAGCTTAGCAGCTTTAGACACCAACCCCGCAGTCCCGAGACCGGGAATCATACCTATACCAAACTGCACAATGTTTTCGCCAAAGGAACCTACAAGAGTTTTTGACTTACCAAACAGGCTCCATTCGTCTCGGTCCCACTTAGAGCCAAACAACCCCCCTACACTTTCAACAAAACCTTCTACTCCTCTTAAACCAAACAAACCTACATCAGCGGCAAAATCCCCAAAGGACGCGCCTTCTTCTTCTTCTTGAGGAGGCTCTGGGGTAGAATCAACAGCGTTCTCATAACGAGGTTTAGCGTCTTCAATAGTTTTACCTTCGATTTGCGCATCTAAAGCGGACTCAGGAGTCGTTTGCTGTGGAGTGACGTTAGTCACGGCTCCAGACACATTCGACCCGTCGATGTTTAACGCCAAATCGCGTTGCAGGTTGTCTTCTGTTACAGAAATAGGGTTCTTCATTCTTTTGCTAAATTAGGTTTACTTACCCTGTGCTCTTTTGCGGATTTCAAAAAGAGGGTGAGTGTATTGGTATTTTAGGAATTCCTTAAGACCTTCTTTGGTGTCTTCGTATCCCCACAAACGTGCCATTTTATTTAAGCCTTTATCGTCTGCGTCTAACGCGGACTTAATAACATCCATGTTGTAGCTTTTGATGCCACCCTTAGCGTTATAGTTAACACCATCTACAGGTAGGTCTGTCACTGGTGGCTTAATTCGACTTAAAAAGCCTATGTCAATGGTGCTGTCAGCAGGGTCTCCTTTTACAGCTAACGTCTGCCCCTCAACAAGTTCTCCGTCTTGGTCAGTTGCTCTTACGTCTGGTAATAGACGGTCTGTGTAATAGTCCGCATAAGCTCCTCTAGCTAAATTAGGAGACTTTAAGTAAGTTGGGCTTGTCGGGATTTGGCGTATGAACTTACGTCGATACTCTTTTTTGTATTTATCAAATTCTAAGTAACGCTCTCTATACCTGTTTAAGTCTTGCCCGCCAGTCTCCTCAATTTTGTCGTGAATCTCGTTAAACCTGTCTTCTGAAGAACGAATAAGAACTCTTCTACCCATAGAGCCGTTAACCATAGTAGATGTGTAGTAGGCCATAGCTTCGTCCGCGCTAATTCCATATTCCACCTTGGTTTCAAAAGCGTTTAGAACTTCTCTTTGAGCAGCGCTATAATCTTCTTGGGTAAACCCTTTGCCGGGAAAAAAGGTCCCGCGAGTCATGTGGTCGTATATATTGCTAGTTACCGCTTTCTCCGCCACCTCGTAAGCTAATTCAGCTTGACCTTTTTGCTCATCTAAAGCTTCAAGAAACCTCTTGCTTTGAACTGAGTCTTCTTTAGTAAACTCTTTTTGCTTTCCCGAAAGCTTAGCTTTATCAGCTCTGATTTTTTGCTGGCTTTTGTATGCCGTGTCTACGGTCTTATAAAAGTCACGGGCCGTGCTTGGTGCAGGGACTTCTTTGGTTTCCGATACTCCTTGAGAGTCTGTTTTGGTAATTTTTCTTAAGTTAACAGTCTCTCCTTTGCGGAATTTACGCATACGCTCATCGCTCACTTGTTTCTGCACCATGTCGTGAACTTTTTCCATAAACCCTCTGCTACTAAGGTCTACTAATGTAGGACCAAGCTGGTCTTTAAAGTCAGCTAATGCAGGGCTTCTGCCATTTTCTTCTGCAAAGGTTTCAACAAAATCATCTATAGCTTGCCGCGACTCTAGGTCCGTGTCGCTTTGCGCTTTTTGAAGAATTACTTCTATTTGCTCTCCGCTTAACGCACCCACTACAGGCAAAGGAAATTCTCCTGTTCTTTCGGCTCCTTGCGTTACGTTTGGGTCATTTAGCGCGGCTCTTACATCATCAGAAACTGTAGTTTGACCGTCTTCGTCTACTAAAATATTCATCATAGCTTTTGCTAAAGCGTCGTCTTTCCCTGTTGCGTATACGTTAGGGTTTGAATACGATTTCATAGTAGGCGCTATGACCTTTTGAGCTACAGCTAGACGTTCTTCTTGGTTAGTGCGGGTTTTTTCAACAAGAGAGTATAAGTTTTCGTTAGCCATGATTCTTTCCTCAAAAGAAAATTCCTCATACTCCTTAAGTAGCTCTTGAACGTGAGTAGATTTTACGTCTTCCGGCGCAAACATCCCTCTTATAGCTTCTATGTTGTTTGTGTTTGGGTTCCCTAGCAGAATGTCTAACTCAGTATTCGCTACAGTTCCTTGATTATGCATAAAGGAAGAAAGATAAGGCTGAAGTTTGCTCAAAAACACAGCGGATTTTTTACCTGTGTTATTCAGCTCTCTTTCTTCAATAGACTCTTCGGCAGCAACAATAGACGCAAAAAGTTTTTGCCCTACGGTGCCTTCTTTAAACGAAATTTTACCACGGTATTTGTAGTCCTTGTCCGAGTCTGGGAGGCCAAGCATAATCTTAGCTTTTTCCAGTTCTTTTAGCGCTACTAGAGGCTTGCCTCCTTTTCCAAAGTCTAATGCTCTGTCTATTGAACCAAGAACGGACTGACTAATAAACCCATCTAACTCATCAGGATTTTTTTGACGAATAGTGTTCCACCAAGGGGCTGAAAGAAGAGTATCGTAATTGACCTCTCCCGTCTCTCCCTCAAGTCCTCCTAAAGTAGAATTGTAAGCAGCGTCTAGGTTCAGGTTAGCTTGCTGTTGAAAGTCGTTAAGAGAAGCTCTCTCAACATAGTCAAACACTTCACGCTTATACCTTGGAAGAGTTTTATTATACCCGTCTGCAATAGCGGTATTGAACGCACCTTCAGCGGCTGAGTTTGCCGTTATCTGGCGTTTGTCTTTATAGTCTTGCGTCCACTGAGCTACATACTGGTTAAACTCGTCTTCACTAGGCGTAAACACACCGTCCCCTCCCTCGGGGCCTTTCTTCCATTCTTCTAAGTCGTCCGCTAAGTCATCGAAGTAAGTGGCAGCCGCTTCGTTGCCTCTAAATATTTCACGTATCTCGTTTTTAACAACAGGGTGCTTTTGAGCAACTGGAACCAAAGCATCCGCTCTCACCATTTCGACTTGTGCGTCTTTTCTTTGTTGGTCCGCTTCTTCGACATACTCGCTTGCGTGCGAGGCTGCAAACGCCCTGTCTTCAGGGTTCATTTGTTGAAGCCTATCCAACTCAAAAGCTTCCGCAGTCTGTTGCTGAGCTATGTCCATTTGCGCCGCCAGTGACGCACTACGCGCATCTGCCTCTTGCCCTTGGAGCTGCACCAGCGCAGTCTGATGGTCTATCTGAAGCCCCTGTTGTTCCATTTCGAGCTTCTTGTCTTCAAACGCTTTTGCTTGAGCTAACAAACCACTTACCGACGATAACGCCCCAGCAAGTCTTCCTATCGTAGTGTTACCTGCCGTTGGAGTTTCTGCGACAGCAGGAGTCCACCCTCCGCCTCTGGCGGGAGAGGGCGTTAACCTGAATGCTTCCCTGCTGAATTCTTTTGGTTGGACAGGGTCGTTTGAAAGCCCCAACTGCTTTGCTATAGATGTTCGTTTAGCCATGTTATCTTCCTCCAGCTATTCTCTGAGTTGTTCCTATTCTAAATCGCCGTGCTCGTTCTGCACTAAGCCCAGCACCTTGTCTTGCAATGCCTACGTTTTGCGCGGCTAATCCCTGTTGGCTTTGCCTAAGATTTGCTTGTTGAGCGTATAGCCCTTCCTGCATTCCTCTAAGAGCGTCTGCTTGGTAAATAGACTGAGTGTCCTGCACCGTAGCGATAGCTGTTCCAAGAAGGTTAGGTCTGTTTATCGGGCGGTTTATTCGGACCATGTTTTGTGTAAAGCCAAGGCCAGCCCCTCTAAGCCTAAAGTGTCTAGTAGCTCGCCTCATCCTAGCCTGACGCTCTAACGCAGTTTGGTAGTTAGCGTTAGCTTGCATATAGTGAGCAACAGCCAGTCCTGATGCGTTACCTTCAACACCACGCTCTTCGGCGCTGGTCATAAGAGTGCTTATAGCTTCCTGAGCTTCTCTTTGCGCTTTCTGCGCTTCAAAGGCGTCCGCAGTGTCTTCTTGCGCTTCGTTTAGACGCTCAGCAGACGCTTCGTGTTGATACCTTTTTAACTCGTTTAAAGACGCTTGGTATTGAGCACGCTCTTGCTGGCGAGCTGCTTGGGCTTGAGCCGCATAATTAGCAACCCCTGACGCAATGGTCAGCGCTGCTTGAGCTGCGACTGGTAATACTACACACATGGTTATCTAGTTATGGTGAATTTAATAAAGGTTTGTTTGTCTATTTCAAAGGGGTCGCTGAGCTTCGCTCCGCACCACTCCAGCCATTTAAGGCAAATAAAGTTTTCGGCGTGTATGTAATTAGACACTTCTCCGTAAAGCTCAGTCAATGACCAAACCCACTTACGGCAATGTTTAAGGAAATCCTTAGAATAGGTTTCTACTTCAGGAGAACCCAGCATCCATATGTAAGGGGCATCAGAAACTCCCGCCCCAAAGATAGCCATTACGTTGTTGTCTTTAGTTACAACTGTAAAAGTAACATCGTCTGTTTCAAAGGCGTTGTTAAGGGCGTCTTCAGGGCTTGTCTTAAAGCACGCTACCTCTGTTTTGTCCATGTCCCGTAGATTCTCTTTAAGCTCATTAAGGTGAGCTTTAGTGGTCACTCTTATTGTGTGCCCTTCTGGAGTAGTCTCAACAACACTATCCATACCTACTTGACCTTTGGTGAACAAAGGACTCAAACTCCGCACTCTGCAAGTTACAAGGAGCAGCGCTATCGTTTTCTATTGTTATTACGGTCCCTTTAGGGTCTGTAAATACCGGGAAACGAAAGCTATTGGTCTCTAAGGGCATAGAACCTTCTGTCGTAGCTTGCACTACGGTGGCGTTAAACTCGCTCTTAGAAGTGCTGCGTAAGTTTGGGGTAACTTTTACAACAAAGTGACTAGTGTCTTGAAAGAAAACGCTGCCGTTTCTTATGAGCATTCGACCAGAGTTTGTAGGGCTGGCTTTTTCTCCAGCAGACGCTTTGAATATCTGTTCAGAGAAAGTGTATTTCATGCCGTAACCAACGCCCACGTATAGCTTAACAGCAGAGCCTGAGATGCCTCCCGGCACAATGTCGCCTACAAACGATACGGTTGTGTTGGTATCGTCTTCGGATACATCAAGGTTTTGAACAAATAAGCCGTCCGCAGTGTAAGCTTGGAGCGTTTCTCCTGTGGACAAATAATAAGGAAGAGTAAAAGAAGGAGAAGCAGCGTCAGCGTTTAAGGTAATCTCTACGCGCTTGTCTAAGTGTATATTGTAGCCTTCTACGTCTCTTTCCTTATTAGCCAGAGGGAGTTTTAACAAGTGGGTCTCTGGCTTGTTTACGTTTGCGGGGGACTGAACAATGTATAAATCAGAATCAACAAAACCAATACCACGAATACCACCCCCACCTAGAGTAAACTTACTCCAAGAGCTTAGTAGCTTTTCATTGCCGCTAAAGAAATACTTGTAGATGTATATATCTTCTCCGTCTGTGACTGCTAGTAGCTCTTCTGAGCTGCATCCAGTCATAGATACAAGTCCTTCTGGTAAGCTATTAGAGTCTAGCTTCTGAGTGATATACTGAGGAACGTGAGCTGTGATTTCGTTAGCGTCAAAGACATCTGTGTTGCTGTTTACGGTAAACTCACGCACTCCTGTGAACTTACCTCGCGCAAAGGGGAAGTATATAAATGAACCAAGAGCGACTGGTGACACAGAACTATCATACTCAAACTCTGTGATTGGGTTTGCGGACACAGACTTAGGCGTCAGGAGGTCTCCTCCACGAAGAACAAACTGACCATAGTCAGAGAACATTACCAAGTTATCTTGGAATGCCATTGCGTCCTTGAGCTTGACCACATTAGCGGACGAAAGCGTAACGTCGATAGGGTCTCCATCTAGTAGAGAAACAACAGTAGTCCTGTAAAAGTTATAGTTTTGTATGTCGTTGTCGGCTGCATATGACCCAAACTTAACTTCCGTAAGGCTTACCGAAGCGTTTGAGAGAAACCCAAGCCGCCCTTTAAACTGAAAAATACCGCTAATAGTCGAGTTAACAAAAGAAGGGTCTGGGTTGGTATTGAGGTCACCAGCGGCGAGCGCGTCTAAAGGCATATGGCATAGCTCAAAGACGTTTTCGCCTGTGGACTTTAGAATCAGCGGCATAGTGTGCGCGTCAATTCTGTTGTTTACTCTGTCACCAGCTGACTCTACCCAACTGCCTTGCCCGACACTTGTCTCATTTGTTTGGTTGTTTGAACCAGCCACAAGAAACGTAACAAAGCGGTCATCAGTCTGCTCTTCGATGTCTCCTCTAATTTTAATCTTAAACCTATGCGGAGCAACTTTTGGCAAATCTAAGAGCGATGTAACAGATTTGTGGGCAACTCCGATGCCTTCGCCTCCCATGCTATCTACGGGGTAAATGGTAAAGTCTTCGTTACTGAGGTTGCGTATCTCTCCTATGCGGGGAGATAAAAGCCTTAACGAGTCTTCGGTAAAGCCCGGAGCGGTAAGAAGGCTACCGGTAAAATCAGTGTGTAGCGCTCTATTAGTAGCGGCGTCTTTGTCGTCTAAATCAGGGTCTACATTTTGTGCTCCTGAAGCGTCCCGAACAGGGGCTTTGTTATCCGAAAACAAAGTAGCAAGGATATGGTCTGCTTGGGCGTTCTTTGCTGTGTTGTAGTAAGTCGAGCCGTCTTTAGCTTGGGAAGCTCCTGAGTAAACCCAGTTTTCGTAAGTATTACCGTTGTGCTCTACGCGCACTCCATACTTCTTTTCGTAGTCTCCTTGCTTAATAAACACTAACGCATTCTTATTTAGAGACGCGCTTTCAACTGAGTCTTTTGTGACTGTCTTTTGAGTGTTTAGCAGGTAAGTAAAGTCTCCAGTCGTAAGCGTCTTAAGGTCTTTGCGAGCAACCGTGTTTGTCCCATCGTCTTTAGTTTTTAGATACGTTGGCTCAACCGACGAAGCTGCCGCAATGTAGTAGTCGATGGTATTTTGAAGCTCTCCTGTCCCTGTTCCTTTTAAGCTAAAGGTGTCTGCTGTATCGCCTTCAACCTTAAACTTAATTTGACCGGTATGGTCTCCGGTCTGCGTAACAGATAACAAATCAAACTTAGTAGCCGAAGTGTCAGCTCCATCTACAACACGCACATAGTTATCCGCAGAACCACTACCTACAGCAGTAAACTCTACAGGAGGTCTTTGAGATAAGTTAAAGGTATACTCATAGTAACCTCCGTTAGCTACCCCAGCTCCTGCTGACGATGTAATGACCGCTCTGTAGCGTTGAGCAATGGTAGCCTGTGTTCCGTCTTTTAAACTATACGCTGTAAGTTCTTTGGTGTCGGTTCCTTTTATAATAACAACATACCTCTCATTAGCGTCACGCTCTATGAAGTGCACTTTTGCATCTGCGTCCACAGAAGCTTCTCTAAGTATTCTACTTATATGACGAGTAGCTGGTCTCTTTTGAAGACCGTCTACAATACTGGATAAAGCGTTTTCCTGTTCCGCGCATTGCCCGGGAAACTTAACAGCATCAGGCTGCTGAGAGACCCCTTGAATGAGGTTGGTCAGAGAGGTATTGATAAGAGGCATTACTGTATATTGTATTGTCTACGCACGCCCAAACGCCGATAAACATCTTGATTGTCAAAAATAGTTCTGTCCGAAGACTGTGAGTCTAGCTCTTGGAGACGAGCGCGTGCTTGCATCTCATCGACCGCTATGAGCGCTTCAAGCTCACGACTACCAACAATCCTTCCTTGGAATATCCGAGCAGCTCTAAGTGTTATGTAGCGCCTAGCTACTTCAGGTAAATCGTCCCAGTCTAACTGAGTAGTAAGGTCTACCTTAACCGTAGCGCTAAACACAAACGTCCGGTCTTTTCTATTATACAAATAAAGACCTCGTTGGACTAAATCATCTGTAGAGTTAACTGCGTCCACAAACAACGTATTACTCGGAAGACTCAACTTCCCGTCTCCGTCAATAGTTGGTTCGTAGTCGGTAATTGTGTTAAAGTGCCACTCTTCGGTTTGCACTTCTTTAGCCACTTCACGTAGAACCGTAAGCGCGGTGCTTGCTGAAATAGGTAAAGCTGCGGTGTCAGCTAGTGAGTTTATAGGCGCTTCACCAATATGCCCAAGCATCTGGTTTACGCTTTCAAGTTCTGTAGTGAGAGCCATAGTTTATCAGCAGCGCCACTTTCTTAAAGCCAGCGCCTTTCTTGTTGGTTTCCCGTTTTTCCTCATAGGTCCTTTTACTCCGCGCATACGGGCGCAGAAAGAACGCTTCCTAGCTGCACGCTTACCTTTAGGTTTACGCTCGGTCACAGGGGCTTTGAGGTTAGACCCTGTCTTACGATTATAATAATCACGCCCCTTCTGATTAAGACCACCAGTCTTAGACTTGTGCTCAACTCTGAGGTTTGCTCGCTTTCTTGCAGCCATAATAAAAAAAGGGGGCCTCCGCAGAATAAACTACGAAGACCCCCTCAAGGGTTAATTAGCTTTAGCTAACAACACTGACAGCAGCGTCAGGGCGAAGAATACCGTGACCCATTGCATACTTAGCCAACATGAGAGTTGACTGCTTCTGCATTGAGTATTCGGACTCAACAGCAAGGTCCATCAGCTTAACGGTTCCGATAGCGGACGTATGTCCACCAAGGAACTGCAAGACATCAAGGCCAGCGTCAAGGTAACCCTTGGCGTCTGAGGAGCCTTCAGCATCGTCGAACGGGTTGTTATTAGCGTTTACGTCATCACCAGAAACATCACTAACGGCGATGTCCGCGATGTGCGGAGAGCTGTAGATTTTGATACCCAGAAGCTGTGGGATGCTACCAGAGGCAACAGCACCGCTACCACCAAAGTCCCTATTGATAGCGATGTTGTCGCTACCAGTAAGCAGGTAGTAAAGCTCAGGAGTAAGAATCGCAAAACGACCGTCACTTGGAACGTGCTTTTCATCCAGCGTCTGGGCCATAACCCGGAAGGTTTGGATGATGTTAGCAGCGGTGCTCAAGTTTGCTGGGAGGCTGCCGGTGCCCAAGTCAAGCCTAGTGCCTTGTGCGGCATCAGGGTTAGCCCGGGAATCAGCATCGGTCTCGGCAGCAGCCGCGAGTGTCCGCATAGTTGCAAGGTCGAACCGCTTAGCAAGTGCACGCCCCAGCTCGCTAGAGTAGGTAGCACGCACATCGTAGTGGTTCTTAAGCTCGTCAATGTTAGCGATAGAAGTAGCAGCGATGAGAACGTCATCAATGTTGATAACCCGCTCACGGTGCTTAATAGCAGTCGTGTAAGAGTTACCAGCATCAAACACATCCTCACCGGGAGTGTGATACTTCGCTGTCGCAGTTCCCAGAACAGGGAATTGCGCCGACTTACCACTCGAAATAGTCCGAATGGTGTGAAGCTCTTTCATCACGTTTGCTTCCTCGAAGGCTGAGAGCACTTCGTTTCCGAAAACTTTGAGAAAAAGAGCATTATCTTCGGCATACGTCCCGGTAGCGCCCATAGAGGCTCCAAGGCGAGACGGTGTAATGTTTCCATTAGCCATTGTTTAAATGTCCTTTCTTAAATTAAGGGTTAGTTTGAATTACGGTTTCAAGTCGTTCTTTTCATATTGTTCGCGCATAAGCGTTGTCCTTTCGGGCGCTCGGTTACTAAGCTATTACTTTCGACAGGAAATTATTTACACCCCTAGCGTATGCTTGCGCTAGTCGGTTGCGGGAGGTGGCGTGTTTGTTCCACTCCGAGTAATTAGAACCAAAGAATGGCTCACACACCACGGCAGGGCACTTGGTTCTGACCAAGAATCCCCCACCCCGCGAAAATCTTTTAAGGGCTTTTATGCCTCTGTTTTTGCTGTTGTATTCAGATACTACCTCCACTTGGAGGCACCCAGCGAGCTTCTTGCCGCTGGTTGAGTTGTGGTAATAAAGCATCTCACAGCCTTCTGCTGTCGGAGACGCTGAGTTAAAATGCAGCTCTAGAGCAAGGGTAACTCCGTCATTGTGCATTCTGTCAGATAGCCAGCGCATAGAGGAGCCATAGGACCTTCCTTCGTAGGCGTCATAAACAATAGAAGCGATACCCATATCGTAGAGGTGACGCTTCAGGAGCGCCCCTACGCGCACGTTGAATGCCCATTCTGACACACCCCCAACGCTCCAAGCTCCTTGTTCTTCTGACCTAGAATGACCAATACAAATGCCAACAACGTCACCGGGACTCAAGGTCGTTGACGTAGTGGAGGATTTCAGCGATTGTTTCTTTTTCTTCCAGAGAGAAAGAATGCTGCTCCAACTTTTGAATAAAGCCCGGAATTTCACTCTTCTTAATCGTCGTGCACCCAACGATTGATACGCTTATCATTATCGTCGTGACGGCGCTGCTTAATCTTTTTCTCATACTCGTCACGAACCGTGAAGAACAAGTCAGCCAGCTTAGGGAACTGAATCAATAAACTGACCACTAGTTTAGTCATTTCTTCTTCTTCTTCTTAGGAAACCCAGCCTTCATATTAGCGTAGCTTTTGTCGCTAACGGTGGAGTTCTTTTTTGACCGACTGATTTTAAGTTTCTTCCGGCGGTTTATGTTTCGATACAAGCTCATTTGCTTTTAGCTTTTCCGATGTTCAGGGCGAGCCAGCTAACAACTTTACTAGCACGCTCTACCCATTTGTTATCACTTTCGTTAGGGGTCATTGTGGCTACGAGACTGGCAATAGTTACAACACCCGTAAGTATGCCAATAACTTCTGCTTTGTTCTCGTTAAGCCATGTAAGTGCTTCAGCCATTTTATTCTACGTTGATGTCAAGACTACCTGCGGGTTCTACGCTAATGCCGCCCCAAGGGGTAGACACAGCGCAAGAAACAAAGGCAACGCTAAGCGCTGCTACAACTAGGAGGATGATTTTACTTTTCATATATTTGATATCGCCAGTCGGCGTTCTACTTCGGCCCGGTAAGCTGGGTCGGTTTCGTATTTCTTTTTCCCACTGGCGTCTCTTTCAGCCATAGCGGATAAAACTTGAGCGCGGCTCTCAAACGGGTTGGAGCTGGCCCCTTGGGTGCTTCCACGGAGCAGCGCTGGTTTGACACCATTAGCTTCTTCGTATTTACCCTTAAGCCAGTCTACAGCGAGCTTAGCTTGCTCTGTAGTGCCCCCTTCAAGGGCTTTGTTATAAGCGTCTAGTTGCGTTGGTGTAAGTTCTTCAGAGGCCCACTCTGCCATAGCGTTGTAGTTCTCTCGCCCTCCAACTTCAGAAAGGATGTTATCTTCTTCTGAGTTTTGCAGAGCTTCTTGCCCAGCGATAAACGAATCAACCAACTCACGACTAAGCCCTGCTTTAGCAAGGTTGTCGTATGTCATATCGCTTAGCTCGCCGCTTTCAGCCCACTCGTCAGTTGCTGCTGAGATTGCTTCCGTTTGGCTCTCTCCGCTTGTGCTCTCATCTGGAGCTTCTGTAGGTGGGAGGTCTTCTGTTTCGCTAGGTTCCTGTTGTGAACCCAGTTTGGACTCAAGATTGTTGTAGGCGTTTGCCAAGTCTTCAGCGGACTTGAACTTGTCAGGGAGCCACTCTGGGCGGTCCTCCTGTGCTTCGCTGTCTTCAATCTGAGATGCTTCTTCTTCAAGTGTGATTTGTGGCTCTGAAGGAGCCGGGTCGTTTATTTTGTATGTTTCAGCCATTGGATTACTCCTCTACTGGGGCTTCCTCTTGTTCAGGGGTAGCCATAGCATCTCGCGTAATGTTGCCCAGAGCTGCGGCCCCTTGCGGAGCTGCTTTCTCAGCCATAGACATCATTTGCGCTTGTTGCATTTCTTGTTGTATTTGTTCTTGTGTCTTAATAAGCCCTTGGGTCTTGATACCAAGACTTGTGGCTCTCCGCTTAAAGTATTCTTCGACGTTAACGTATTGACCAATAGCTTGTGGACCAACCACCTGTGCAGCCCCAGCAAGGAACAGGTCAAGTTTCTGTAGGTCATTGCCTCGACCCAGAGCTTCTATGCCCGTGATGATGACAGGCTTCACTAGGTCTTTAGGAAGCTTAGGCAGCATCTTCTTCTTGCTCATTACGTCCATGACGCGCATAACCATGGGGAGCTGTAGTTCGTTACTTAACAACGAATACAAACCACCTAAAGAAGACTCTAGCTCCATGGTGAGCATTCTAATCTCTTCTGCGGTGACACGCTCAGCGTTACGCACAACGCCCGAGGTAAGAAGAAAGGCGTGACCAAGGCGGTCTTTAATTGTGTTGATTGTTTCCGAAGCGATTCTGAAGTCGTTAAACTTATCAAGCTGTAGGACGGAAACGTCCGCTGCATTACCTTGAGTAATGGCCCCGTTAGGGCTTTCAGCCAACGTCTTGGCTCTGGTGGTCCCGTTAGGGTTAACCAGAAAGAGCACCTTAGCCGCAGCCGCAGAGCCTTCTACAATCGCCTGTGTCAGCTTCTCAAGGCTGATAAGGTCCCCCATGTATTCCTCTACATATCCCCTTCCATAATCCTCTCCGTCAATCTTTGAGAACCTTAGCGGTAGATAGGGTAGGTTGTTTTTGGTGAACCTTCCCTCAGAGCCGGGGACAATGTTTCCTTTGATTTCTTGGTGAACAAACCAGTTGTCTCCTTGCAACTTAACACACGTAAACAGGTCGCAGTTCTTTTCTGGTGAGTCGCTCTCGTTGAAACCCGCAGCAGCCTTTAGTTCATCGCTGAGCGTGTTGTAGGAAAGTGTCTCCTTGGTTATAATTTTCAGTGGGTGACCCATGGGGTCTCTTTGAACAACAAACCTGTCCAAATGAAATACCCTCAAACCGCCTTCCTCTGGAAGATACAAAAGAGAGTTACCAGAGACGATTAGGTGCTTAAGAGCTTCGTGGATACCTACCCGGTAAGACTGTCTGCTTACCTCTTCCATGACGGACTCCTCGACTCTTTGCAGAGCGGCTTCCATCTCAGTAATAATCTCATCCGTAGCGCCCTCTTGTCTAAGGACGTTCTCGTCAAAGTTTAATCTGAAGAACGGAGAGTTAGGCGCAAGGAGAGCCAGCAGAAGCTTAGAGGCAAGGTTGTTTACCCCTCTAGCACCAATACCTTGAAACGGCGTCTCAATTCTGGAGTGGGAGTTATGCCCATCTTCTGGAATTAAGTAAGGAAGAGTAAGCTTAGAAGAGTCTCTAGCTCTGTCTAAGAACGGTCTTCTGACGCTCTCCAAAGAGATGTATTGGGCTTCTGCTGTAGCGTTCATTTATTATGGTAAGTCTTCCTGAGAGGTCCAATCGGCACCAGAAAGCTCCTCAAGGATTTCCTGATGGGAGAACGTAGACATTCCTGCAAATGGCTCTGGTGTCTCGCCGTCCCACTTGAGGATTGTCTTGGTTCCATCTACCGATAGTCGGAGGGTAGCCTTAGAGCTTTCAATGGCGGCATCGATAAACGTATTGCCGACCACCACTTGCTCCGTAGTCTCTTCTCCTTCTTCGTCGATGACAACTTGTTCCTCGGTGATGTCTCCGGCGTTGATTGCTTCAAGGGTCATCACGACCCACTTTCTATTAGCGTAATTGCTCATGGTTATTAATAAGGGGTGTCTGTTTGAATGTCGGAAGTTGTCATGTTGGTCATCACTGCTGCGCCTCCCACGGGTTTCAAACTGACATTGTCTATGGAGCCGACAAAGGCTCCTGAATTGTTGAACATAAGATAAGCCTGTGACCCGTTACTAACAATATACACCGTCTTCCTTCCCACAGTGTCAGAGGGCAGACTTATCGTTCCAAACGCCGAGCTACCTCCGTCAAGGCGTAATCCAGTTGACCCGTTCGTGGTGACAACATCATACTCAAGCCGGTAAGCTTGGATTCCAGCAAGGTTAATGCTGGCGTTCTGGTAAATTAAACTGTTCGTAGCGTCAGGCCAATTTGCGACGCCACCTGTGATTTCGGCGGTTCCTGTTAAAGTCCAGTTGCTGGATGAAGAGAAGTCACCGTTAGTGATTTGCTCGCTGCCGATGTCAGCTTCCAGTCCCTGAAACAACACGTTCCCGCTGTGACCTATCTGGCCTACTGGTGCGTCTCCCATGCGCCACCAGTGAAGAAGCTTCTCAGGCTCATCGTATGCTCCCCTGGCTTTAGAAACATCTATGGGGCGTCCGCGATTAAATAGGGCACGAATGGCTTCATCGTCGAGGTCCTCGTGGATGGAGAATTCGTCGATGCTCCCTTCAAAGTAACTGTTTCCCCCTCTGCCGATGCGAATACCTGTTGTATACGCCTGTGCAGACCCAGAGCCTGTATTGGTTTCGTTAACCGTTTGCTCGACCCCATCAATAAATAACCGAGAATTATTTATATCGGTATGCAATAATAACAAGTAGTGATGCCAGTTGCCGTCGTCTTGCGCTGAGTTATCGTTCCAATATCGGAACCATAAAGAGTTTAACCACAAAAGGGGGCGACCGCTATCGTGATTTAAATGAAATGCACCGTTGTTTCCTGATCCGTGGTCAAACACAGGATTGTGCCCAGTGTCACTAGACTTGAGCCAGAAGCTATAATAGCGCGTGGCTAAAGTTGCGTCCACCTGCGTCACCAAGTGGTCATTCGTTCCGTCAAAGCTCAACGAAAACTTGTTGTCCACCGGAGGCAACGCATAGATTTGCTTGGGTGCCTCTGTCTGGATTGTGGCTCCCGATATGGTGCCGGTGTGACCGTTCACAGGCTTAACAGACAACTGGCTTACTTTAACGAATTTCCCGTTAGTAACATTACCAAAAGTCATGTA